GCTGACTTTCATGTCCTCGAAATAGTCTAGTATCTCGTCGGGTACAAACTCTAGGCAATCGAGGTAGGAGGTATGTATATAGCAGACGTTCCCTTTGATTCCGTTAAACCCCTCTTGCACTCCTCTACTCTCGTAGTACTTCATATAGATAAAATGCTCCTTGCTCGTAGGGTTTAAGATTAAGACCTTAATATTTTTGTTTGGATTGCTTGCGTCGTTCCCTCTAATCGATAGCACTATCTTATCGTAGATTGCCTCGTCTTGCATCTCCTCCGCCTCGTCTAATATGAGCATCGAGAAATCTTTTAATCCCTTGAGGTTTGCAGTTTGTACTGATGAGCCTGCCTTTAATCCTTTAAAGACTATTTTGCTTTTATTGAAATTTGAGACGATTCTATTTTGTTGCGACTCAAAAGAGTCCTCCAGATTCATGAGTTCTATTTTCTCCTCGACCTCTGCGAATATAGAATCCTTTAGAGAGGCGTTTGTGTATCTGCTGTAGAGTATTCGATGCCCGTACTTAGTGCAACTATTTAAAGCGCTTAGAGACGTCGCAAATGACTTTTGAGAGAATCTGCCGCCAGTTATTATAAACGTATCCACGCCCTGCGGTATATCGAATAGAGGCGCAAATTTTTCGCTTAGGTTTATGCTACTCATTATCTGGAGTTACGTCGATTGTTGAGGTAAAGGAAATCGTCGGAATGTTTACGCTATTGCCCTCTGAGGTTATGTCAACGCTCTGCATAGGTTTACCGATTGTATACTCAAGGTATAGCTTTGCGCTCTGGACGTCTCCAGTCATCGCTGACGCCTCTAACGTTTGAAAGACGGCTATAAAGTTAGCCTCGTTAATTGCCTCGCTTATAAGCGCTTTAAATGGGTTTTTACGGCGGTCTACGCCTTTGGCTATTGTGGAGTTGCCTCCGTTGTTTTTTCTCTTATCCATAATTCAATACAAATCAACTATTGATTATTAGTACTATTATATAAACGAATTATATTATATATTGTTTCTTATAAAAGAAAACCCCACCAATTAAGGCAGGGCTAACTAAAACAAAAAATTAAACAAAACTAAACTAACTAACGTCTACGAGTCCGTCTCTGTAGTGGTCTACAACTACGCCCGTTTTTAATGTGATTGTCTTATAAGGTACTATTGAATTTTTTACGAGTAATCTGTGTATATATTTTCTCATGGTTTAATAATCTAGGGTTAATGTTGCTATAAATAAATACAGCTTTATAGTTGTGTAATTGTACTCTGTTGTTTCTGCCATATATTCCCAGCCAATTAAAAAGCGGTCGTGTGGGAAATGGAAAGCAATTTGTAAAGTCCAGTTCATTATATTATTTCCTTTGCAGCTTGAAATCCTGCATTAAATTCGTGCCTTGAATGGTCGCCAATAATTCCGATTAAAATATGCTGTTGCTTAGAGGTTAAATCTAGGTCTTTGTCAAATAGTCTGTTTAGTGCTGTTTTTAATTCCATAGTTTTGTTATTGTGGGGAGTTGTTAGCTCCCCGTTAGTTTTTAGTAGTCTGTCTCTTCTATTGCTTGAGCTAAAGAAATGAATCTACCTCTCTCTTCTTCTCTCATCATATACAATCTAGCTATGTGTTGAGTCATAGCGTTTTTGTCTCTCTGTTGGTTTTTGTTAAACTTTGTAAATCCTCTTTCGTTTTTGTTGTAGCTTGTGTAGTTCATATCTGTTTGTTTTTGTTTTTGTAAATATACAAATGTTTATTAGTTATAAACAAACAAAATACAAATTTTAACAAAACTTTAACATTTCAATACTCAGAGTATAACAAGTCAAATATTAACTGACAAGTTTCGTACTCCTCAATATACTCAAAATATAGCAGGGCATCTCTGGAGAGTATCTGCTCGTCCTCGTCCGATAGTGGCTCAAAATTATACTTGTCGTAATCGTTATAAATAAACGTGCAAATATACTGAATAGACTCGTCTAGTAAATACTCGACCATTGACCTATAGAATAAATCGTGAGCGTCTGTATAGTTTTGCTTTGTAGCCTCCTCGAAAAATACATGAGGATTGTCAAATATTACGGGTATGCTCATTTAAAATAGTTGGTTATATACGCAATCGTGTACAAAGCTGTAGTCCTCGTTTAAAGCCTCTATCTGCTCGTCTGTCATTTCTACGCCGTTATAGTCCGCAGAGGCGATAAAAGCGTCGCAAAAGTCGGGATAGTCGTTTGTATCTATGCCGTCGACTTCGATGTTATCTATTAGGTCGTAATTCATTTATTCGGTTTTTTGCTATGTTAAAATATTTTTCGTCTTGTTCTATTCCTATAAAGTTTCTGTTTAGGTTTTTTGCTGCTACTCCTGTAGAGCCGCTGCCCATAGTAAAATCTAATATAGTTTCGTTTTCGTTTGTGTATGTTTTTATTAGGTACTCCATTAATTCAACAGGTTTTTGGGTTGGGTGTTGGTTTCTTTGAACACTTTTAAATTTTAGTAATTGCTTCGGGTAGTTTGTGAACTTTTGAATATAAGTTTTATTTTGACCCGAGCCGTAAATCTCGCTGTCCTTCTTGCTGTTCCTGCTTTTTTCATTGCAAACCTTAAGCCCTTGCGGGTTGTATTTCTTTACGTTAAAAATACTTATGTTTTCTAAGCACCTTAACGGCTGTTTTTTGGCGTTTAAAACATTTGTAGCCCTGTTCTTCTCCCATACCCAATCGTACTTGTAATTTTTAATATTACTCATTCTTAAAGCACTTGAAAAAGGCTCACTGCCAAATAACACAATAGCACCATTAGGCTTTATTATTCTGTTAAGTTGTTCCCACATTAAATCAAAGTCAATAACACTATCCCACTTACAAGCGGTTGTACCATAAGGCGGGTCTGTAATAATTGCATCTACTGAAGCATCTGGTATTTGTTTCATTGCCTCTAAACAATCACCTAATCTTAAATCTATCATACCCCTGTGCTTTCTGCCTCGTCTACGTCTTTGATTTCGTTTGACGATAAAGCGGTTACTATTTTTTCTTGATTGTGTGCAATATCTTTAACTAGGGAGTGTAAATTGTTTAGCCTTGTTTCTAGCTCGGATACCCGTTTCCTCAAAATTTGCTTGTTTAATGGTTTCCTTTGTTTCTCTAATCTTGGCGTTTTCTCGCTCATAACTTTGTTGCTTTTTAATTGTAGCGCGTTCCATTTTTATAAAGGCGCTCATTTGATTATTAATAAAAAATTGTACTCTCTCTTTTGGTATGCCGTCGAAATATTTGTTGAAATTTGGCAGGTTATTTTTAAGCTCTTTAATCTCTAGCGCTAGAGCTATATTTGTATCTGCTAGGGTTTTAATTTTCTCCCTTGCCTCGTCGAGAGATATATGCTCCTCGATTATTGGCTCTGCGGACTCAGTAGGCTGTAATATTTTTGTAAGGTCGTGATAGCTCTTTTTAAAAAAATCACTAAATCTATAATGTACATCAAAACTTTTTAATGCGTATATTACGGAGGCGTGATGATGTCCAGTAGTCGCTCCGATTTCCATGTAAGGCTTTCCCGTTAATTCTCTAGCAAAATGAAAGTATAGGCAGCGAGCCATTACATACTCTCTCTGTCTTGTGTTTTTATCTATTTTTAAGTCGGTAACTTTCTCGACTGCATTTTTAATTTTTTTTAACATAGTTGTTTTAGGTTTTTAATTATCTCCACACAAAGAATATATATCACAACTTTGAGAAAATAAATCTGTTTGAAAATTTATATCTTCGTGTTTATCCTTTGGCGCTTTGTTTATTTTTTTTAAATCTTCTTTCAGTTCTTCTGTGCTTCTTCCATTTCTAAAAAATGTATATTTATTTTTCCCAAACTTATCTTCCATTTCTTTATTAAAATCAAAGTAGTCTGGATTATCTTTATACACTTGCGCTAAAACCTTGTCTGATTTTTTCCAGCAAGTTTTACAATTTGTGTTGTAGCTTTTTAGTTGCAATCTAAATCTTTGCTTTGACCACCAAAAAGATATTTCTTGTTTGGTTGTTGGCTTATCTGATATTAAAGGATATATAAGCCCTAGTTTTTCTTTATGTTTGTTCATTCTATCAAATTCATCTACTCTAATACCTATGGCAGTTTTATATTTTTTCCAGCCTAAACTTTTAACATAGCTTTTAATAGGATTTAATTTCATTTCTCTATTACAATGCAGAAAATTCTGGTTAGGTATGCCATACTTTTTTATGACCTCTTTATAAGGTTCTCTATTTCTTGATGCCGTTTTAAAGTCTACTATTTTGTGCGTACTTCCAATTCTTTTATTATGATGTACTACAGCCTCAACCCACACAATATCTATACCCCACTCTTTAGAACACCTATTAACAAACACAAGAGTTTCTTCCTCTTCGTCTCCTGTGTTCGCAAACACAAAAATCATATTATATTCATTTGACTTGTTATCTATAACCCATTTAGCCAAATATGAAGAGGTTTCGCCTCCGCTAAAACTAACTAATAAATTTTGTTTCATAGTTCCTTTTTTAATTGTTTAAACTCCTCTAGGCTGCGGATAACTACATATTGAAATCCTTGAGACTCTAGTAGTTCCTGCCATAGTATTTGCTCTTTGCTTTGCTTTCCTTTAGCGTTTTTAAGCTCAATCATTACAGCGTTGCCTTTGTAATAGTAAACCATATCCGCACGCCCTTTGATTAATCCGAGCGCTTTGTTTCTATTGCCGTCTATTTTATTAGCGGAGTTATTTAGGTTATAGCAAAGCAGACCTCTCTCGTCTGGGTAGTGATTCCAATGCCATTGAAATATTTGGCTTTGTATTTTAACCTCGCTCAACATCATGCTCAAAGATATAATAAAAATCGTCTAGTTTAACAGATAGGAATTTCTGCATTAACGACATGGTTAAAAAATTAAGGTCGAAAACGTTATCGTTAGCCTCTAGCTGTTTGATTAAGTTTTGAGCTGTAAACGGGTACTGCTCATTTAATAGGTCGAGTTTTGTCTTTACTTCTGGAGTAAGTCTTTGTAATAAATTCATAATATAAAATTTTGTTTTTGTAAATATATAGAAACTTATAACTTATAAACAAACAAATCAACTAAAAACTTTAAATCTTTTTTTATTTACATACTCGAAACTCTTTTTATATCCCACCGCCTCAAGGAAATCTCTAGCGTCTTGTCGGCAGGTTTTACGATGCAATACCCACGCCGCAGTTATATACTTATACTTTACTGCCTGCGCTAGCTCTGCGTTAGACATTTGCGAGTAGTTTCTCGTTATATTTGATTTGATTAACTCAAGTCTAGCAATCTCTGCCTGCTTTTTATTTATGAATTTATGAGCGCAATAAGGGCATATTTTAGTAGATGCTAATAGTATCGCCTTACATTTGGGGCAATCTTTTACGGGCGCAGGTTGTTCTCTTGTGAGTTTCTTTTTAAGACTCCAGTCTCTAGCACTCTCCCAATGCCCTAGCCGTTTGATGTTATTACCAAAGTCTAGGATATTAAAGCTATTTAGGTCTGCAGTAGTCCTTGAGCCTCTGCCGCACATTTGCAGAAACAAAGGGAGCGAGGTAGTAGCTCTGTATAGTATTATAGTCTCAATGTCTGGCTGGTCAAAACCTGCGTTTAAAATACCGCAGTTACATATTATAGCTTTAGGGGTTTCTTTGTACCATTGTAGGATAGCCTCTCGCTCATTTTTAGGCGTGTTTCCGTCAATATGTTTTGCATCGTATCCTCTTGCGTTAAATTGCTCACATACAACCTTAGAGCTTTTTACATTCGATGCAAATAGCAAGGTCTTTGTATTCTCTGTAAGCCGCACCCAGTTATCTACTACTCCGATATATGTTTTGTTATCCTCGTAATAGCTTGAGGTATCGTAATCCGCTCCCGTTCGTTTTAGTCCTTTAGTATCTATTGGCACGCCGTAGCTATTTGCAGAGCATAGGAAACCCATTTTAATAAGTTCGGGCGTATCTATTTTTTGCACTATAGCGGTATAAAACTCGTCAAGAGATACGGCAGCCTTTCCCTTTCGCTCTGGAGTAGCTGTTGCGCCTATTACGTAGGCTTTAGGATTCATGTAATCTAGTAGCTTAGTAAATATATTTAAGTGTGCCTCGTCGATTACTACTAAACTCTTTGATGCTAGGAAACTGCTATAGGAATCTTTACGTCTGTCTATTGTTTCGACCATTCCGACATGGAGACTAGCTTGTAGGTCTGGATTTGAGCCGCTTGTAATATATACGGGAGTGAGTCCAAACTTCTCGAAAGAGCTGCCTGCTTGTTTTAATAGCTCGCTCCTATGCGTTAATACTAGGACGTTACCTCCGCGTTTTAAATGCTCAGATATTAAGTAAGTAAACATTATCGTTTTACCTGCTCCAGTAGGAGCGCAAAGTATAGCCCTGCGGTTTTTCTTAAATGAGTTGCGCAAGGATTTGATAATCTCGGCTTGGTATGGTCTTAATTTAATCAATTAAATAATATTCCTTGTACTTGCGGTTTATATTCATTTATGTATCTTTTATTTTTACCTTTAGGGTATTTTAATGTTTCAAGTTTAAAGTTTTTTAAACATTTCTTTTTAAACTTTTTACTTCCACTAAATAATATATATCTGTGTTTTGGTAATATTTCTATTTTCTTTAATTCCAGTTTTTGTATTATATCATTTGCGCAAGGTATCCATTCGTAATTATTCATAACAATATCAAAGGTGTCATCAAAGTGTAAAATTGTTTTTAGTTTATTCCAGTCATCAACACTTGGAAAACTAAAACCTTTATCAGTTCTAAACCAATGCGCGGCTGTATCTTTATATCCAAAAATTAAATCTAATTTTTTAGCTGTAAAATTTTGTTTATACCTTCTTAAGTATTCTGCAATATCTACTCTATTTATTTTATCTTCTTTTAATCTTCTTTTAATTAGTTTAGCATTTACTTTATTATTTTTTTGATAATGCCCTATATTTCTAAAATGAAATTCATCTCCGTATTTGTCAATTAATTTTGTTGTATTACTACTCACACCTGTATATATAAAATTTGTCGCTTGATATATATAACCATTATGATTCATGTTTGCATCTGCAAAAGAAACTATAATATTATTATTTGGTATTTTTTTTATAGCGTTTGAAACAAAGAAAGACAATGTATTTTTTGGTAAACCCTCATTAACAACAAGTCTATTTAATTCTAAAACATATTCTTTGTAATTGTTGCCGCATATACTTTCAGCAAGATTACTGCTTGGCGGCATACCAAAAGTAACAACACCAATTAATAATTTGTTTTCGTTAAACAAACCAAAAGCATAAGATATACTACACATTCTTTTTGCGTAGTGTTTATTTAAAAGCCAATCTTTGCACTCATAGTTTTTAATTTTATTAATAAAATATTTCATTCTAGTATATGCTTATTATTAATAACCTCTGTCGATAATCGTTTTAAATTGTTTGCGTCGGTTGTCTTGCCACGCAATGAG